TTAAAAGAACCTGCAGGGGAAGTAAGTGTTGGCTTAACTGTAGAGGGAGCGCCGTAGTTATTGAATATGCACTTATAGACAACAAACTGATCAGTAACAACAAAGAATTGTTCTGAGTACAGATTCGGATCATTTTGATCGTACTGATTGTAGACAGTACCAGAAGTCCAGTTATACCTTGGCACCATGTTGATAACATCTGTAGACTTAACTAGCTTGCCGAATAGCAAGTCATCATAGACTGTTTGCTGAAACTGTGCTACAGAGTTATTAGCTGGCGGCGGACTAGAATCTGACGGCCATGGATAGGAACGTCCAGCAAAGACGTAGTAGGAATGTCTAGTATCCCTCACGTTATTGATGAAGTTGTTGACCTGGTTGATATAATGATTAATTGTAAGTAATGCCATCTCGCGCTCTATCTGTGATCATTGTTATTTATTAGTCGACTAAGACTGTGTAAGACTCATCTGTACAGCTACAGAAGCAGAAGAAGTCTGTGAATCCTTGAATCTGTACTTACCAAACAAAGCAATACCGGAAGGGTGGACTAAGTTCCTGACAAGAGATTCATAGGTGCTGATCATTCTGCTAGCAACGATTTCATAGGAGAAGTCTTGATAGTAGTTAGAATCCAATAGCTTCTGAGTATCACTGGTGAAGCTCTTATCCGACGTCCAAGAACCTTGACCCTTACCATGATCCTGGACGATAGAAGTACCAGTTACAACCACTGAGCTATTAGCCGGCTGCAGATAAACTGTTTCATCCGGATTATATCCAAAGCCAGAATCCACGATCTTAACCGCGGTAGCAATACCCTTAGCATTCAGAACGCTATTTGTAATGACTGCATTGTGGCCCTTGATGCCGCCCAAGCCATCGCTTTGTCCTAGGGCAGAGATAGTAAGCTCATTCACATCAACATAGGGATTGGTAGTGTAACCACCGCCGGGGTTGATGTTTCCTAAGAATGCAATCGTACCGACCTGCTTAGTCAAGAACTGCAGGGCAATGTACAGCTTGGTATCTAAGTTGTTTCCGGAAGGATTACCAGAGAAGCTGCCCCAGTCTGTAGTTCTGATGACATTATTCACAATGGCAGTGTGGCCAGTCTGGGTATCTGTCACTGTAGATCCATGGATGAAGTAGCCATGCGGAATGCCGGAACTGAACTGAACTCCTAGCATAGAAGTGTTCTGCGAGAAGATAGTTGCATTGGCGGTAACAGTAGTCTTAGGGTTTACGCCAGTCAGAAGCACCTGACTCGATGTGATATTTGAAACTAATGTAACACCTGGAGCTAAGCTAGCATTGATCAAGTTAGCATCATTACCGGTAACAAAGATCAGCATAGAACCATTAGATCCCTCCGAATCATAGACATAGAGGTTAGCTATGCCTAGGCTGGTGTTGGATAATGATTCTCCATTCGCAACCAAGTTAGCTGTGGCCGCCGAACCTTCCAGCATGACCATGTTTGCAGAGGAAGTAGCAGTGTTACCAACAGTGAACACGCCAGTTTCTCCGGAAACGTAGACATTGAAGCCTATTCCGGAAGCTGGTGGATCGATGATGGTGGAAGTATATCCGGAGATAGTATCCGGATTGATTTGATAGAGCTCCTGATTAATCAATCCACCAACAGTAAAGCTTGCCCCTGCTCCAGCTCCACCAAGTACTTTAGTCAGAGTAGCAGAAGCACCATTGCTGCCAGTGATGGTATCTCCGATGCTGAATTTGTATTGTGGAGTGCCAGTGAAGTTGATCAACTCGATGAAGGAACTGTTTGCTCTGGTGATAGTTCCATTCGCATTGCTAGTAGTATCCAGTAGAGTATCACCTGCGGAGAATACACCGGATAGTCCAGTGAAGTTGAAGTTGTAGGTAGTTGCAACTACGATGTTCGGATTCGAGCTAAAGCCAGATCCACCATTAACTAGGGTGAATGTAACCTTGCCATTCTGATCCACAGTCGAAACTACTCTGGCGATAGCACCAACACCAGAACCCTGGACTGATAGACTATCGCCGATATTGAAACCAAGCCCGCCATTGTTGATAGCTACTGCAGTCAGAGATCCAAGCACTCTAGGAGCATTAGCAATTGTTATGGCAGGAACTTGCTTAGACAGAATCTGCTCGCCATACTTGAACGTACCATTTACTGCTGATAGGTAAAGGACATTGATAGTTCTCTGATTAACTACCTTCTGCTGGACATTCTCTACTACTGCTTCTGCTGATAGACTGCTGTTATAGATTGGCTGGCCGATCAGCTGATTCAAGTAAGGGTTATCAGTGCACTCGATGTACTTTGGAACAATCCAATCATTATCCGAAGTTTTAAAGACAAACTGGCCAGGGATGTAGAGATCGATATCTTCATTGAACAGGAGTCTGAACAGCAGTTCATAGGATCTAGGAGTGCCCTTGCTTCTGTAGAGATCCAGGATATGCTTTACTAGAAGCTGTCTATCCGCAGCGATATCCACTGGAATGGAAGCAACATAGGTGTTGGTGAAGTGTGTAACAAACTGGGCTGCAGTGGAATCAATATCCAGATAGTCAGGGATAGATCTAGCTTTACCGATGATGCCAGATCCTGGATCAGTCAAATCTGTCTGCTCTGCCCACTCATAGTAAGCCTGCATGAAGGCGATGAAGTTCGGACCCTGATCATTGTAGAAAGCTGGGAACTGCGACTGGATAAATGGACTGATGAACTTATCCATGGATTAGATACCCACCACTGTAATGGTTACACCCTCAGCGATATCCACCTCGATGACGTCATTGCCAGAGCTCTTGACATCCTGATTCGCTGGAGAAGCATAGAACACCACACCATCCGAACCGTTAAAGTCATTAACAGTTATCAAGTTGCATGCAACCTGGCCGAGATCATAATTGACAGTCCCTGCCACAGAGTAAGAGGTGTAGCCGGCATTTGTGACATCCTTCAAGTACAGGACATTCGAGCTGTTTGTGATGGTAGTGCCAGAAGCAGACTGCACTACAGAGAAGGTGTTGTTGTTTGGATTATAGTCTGTAAACTGATAGAGTCTGCCACCAGAGAAGAATACACTGGACTCTAGAGTAGCTGGACTGATGCTGTTTCTGTACTCGATGTTGATGTAGCTAGGAACATTTAGATCCGGACTTGCAATCTTCTTCAGTGTTATAACAGTCTCATTAGAGGAGATGCTAGGATCTGCAGCATTGATTGCGGCCTCAAATCTAGACAGCTTGAACTCGGTATCGAAGTCGGTCAGATAGTTAACATTGAAGCTAGATATAGCCGCAGATACCAAGCTCTGGATATCTGTGCTGCTATTGGTAGTAGCTGTCGGATCATACTTCACCAGAGTACTAACATGCAGATAGAGGAAGTCTGGATCCACAACTTTAGGAGTGATACCGATGGTGCATCTGTCACCGAGGAAGCTAGCGATATCAGCCTTCTCTGAGAGTGAAACTACAGCACCGGAATAAGTGACTGGTGAAACAAACACTGTGCCAAAGCTAACCGAGTTGCTAACCGTTTCACCACCAAAAACGTGGCAAGACTTGATATCGGTATAGTTACTAAGCACCAGAGTCTTGAAGTCGGCCGCAGTCACTGCCCTCTCCTGGGTCTGATAAGATCTAGGGGCATTGAATCTGATCGACTCAATCGATTCGGCATTAGCACCACCGCTGGATCCGGAGATAACAGATAGGCTAGAGCTAGATCCTAGGTAGTCGCTAAGGGAGAAGGTAGACACACCATCGCCATCCGAGCCTACAGTAGTTCTATAAGTGCACTGGATGATTGCGCCATTAAGCGGTGCTCTGCCTAGAACACCATCACCGAAGACTACTTCGTACTTAGTATCTTCTGTTGCCTGTAAGAAGAATACCGCAGAATTGCTAGACAAACCAAGGATTGTTGATGCCTGGCTGAAGACAGTGTTAGTCAGACCATTGTTCTCGATGACTGTTACTAGAAGAGAATCAGTGTCGATGCTTTGATTAGACATAATAAAACGCTGAGCCTCGATGCTATTATCCACAGCAAAGACATCAGAAGTAATTGTGCCCTGAAAGATATCGAGATTAGCAGTAAAGTTACCGCCAGATGGATAAACTACTACAGCATTATTAGTTACAAAGTTATAAGTTCCATTTGCATTTGTGCCCACGAACTTAGTTGCTGCCGGAATAGTTAAAGAAGACTGAGCCCCAGCGCTAATTACTAGCTCTACAGTCCCCTTAGCCGACTTATAGCTTCTCGGAACATAGTTTAGTTCTTTAGCTTTGCTTATAACAGAATTTCTGAGCTGCGCCGAATCTAAGAAGCTCTCATTCACTACTAGATTAAGATAAGCAGCATTTAAATACGAATTATAACTCAGTATATCCAGCAG